AAATTTGAAAAGCAATCGGAACATACGCGGTGATGGTTCATGCACGCGTGCCAAACCAAGTCGGCAGCAGAAGGTGGCGACAGCAACATGTGGATCTCGCGAAAAACAGCCGGGTCGCATTGAAAGGAAAGTAGGCCCGCATGACTTTCCACGGCAGGTAAGAGTCTGTGCTTTCTTGGTGAACCACGTCTTTACTTCTTTGCCCTGTGTCATTGTGACGCTTCCGCGTCCGGGCATTTTGATGACAATCTTCGTGGTTTCTTTTAGCTCAACGTCTGGCATCTGAAATTTCCTGGACCAAAGTCCTTGTACTCCAAAGAAAGATATGCCAGATGGATAGACCCTCGACCAAAGTGCGTCATTCCCAATGTGCATTCTGAAGTAGAGACAATCTCTACATTCCCGTCGTTTTTTGTGCCCAATTGCACGGTTGCAATTGACACAACGTGGAGCGGCGGCAAGCGGCGGTACGTTGGCTGTACCTGCAGGCTCTCGACAAACACGCTCCAAAAAGGCTTCAAATTCTCCTTTTGTCCAACTTGTTGACCAATGTTCTTCTGCCATCACTCTGCGCACTATATCGATAACAGTGGCTCTATTTGGGTCGGGATGTGTGGCAATCCTTGTCAACAACTCCCGTTTTCGCTTTGGTGGCAGGGTAACAGTTAGGTCATCCAACTCAGTTGAACATTTATTGGGGTACACTGGCTCTGTATTTGTTGGAAAGTGGGCGGTCAAAACCATTTGCAAGACCCGCTTCCCAAGCCTCAGATAAAACATCATAGCCAAGTACGCCCAATATGAAGCCAGCAACGCTAGTAGCACCTGGGTAATGGTCATAGCTCGTGGATTTGGCCAAGGGAGAAATGAGAATACGGCGCTGTACGCTCGATCCAGTAATGTTTCACGGGTTCCATGCATCCTTTGGACAGCTTGTGTCTTGATACGTTCAAAAGCACCCGTAATTCTGTCTCCAGCGCTTCTCACTGTCTCACCAATCTTGGCCACTGGTTGTTTGGCATTTCCCCAAATCCATTGCTGCAATGCACGTGTATCGCACGCCGGAACTGCATTTAACCACCGCTTTGGCCATTCATGCGCCTCAAAAAGATCAATGAAATGGCGTTGAAATCCATTAATGACATGCGCTCCCTTTGCCGGCATAAGGTTTGCATAGAGACTGCCGAAGGCAGCCCCCAAACCATTTCGGGCAAGGTGAAGGGCTGATTGGATACCAGTCCTCACCCCTGGGAACAATGGCAGCATGTGGTGGTAGAATTGATCGCGTGGAAGAGCATATGCAAGTGCAGCATTGTAAATGACGTTGTTGAATAAATGACCGCAGCAAATGCCAAAAAGTGACAGCCTGAAACTGGATCGGACCGGGTAGGTGCGGGAATAGCAAAGGTATGGTCCGATTGCAACAGTTTCTACATGGTCGGGTACATCAAACTGCGAATGTCTGAAGGGCCAAAGCAAATCCCACAAATTGAGATGTGCGTGATACAAAAAGCCCCGCGTTGCGGCTCGTGCGGGGTCAAAAGTAACATCATATGTTGGTCCTTTGATAGTTGCAGAGTCCCGTATCCCATGCACTGTGGCCATGTTACAATTGTGCATGTCAATCATGTGGAGGGAATGGTTCGGTGCTGATGTGATCCGATACGCAGCATCAACACTCTCATATGGCTCCAATCTTGGACATCCCTCAAACATATAAAATGCAGACATGGTGGCTGTTTGGCTGTTGCGATTACGATAGCGGTAGCGGAGCTCATGAAAACACGGTAGATACCAACAACAACAACAAGCTCTGCCCAATGATTTCGCAATGGTGTACGCAGCTGCGTTGTCGGGAGTGGGATGACAACGCCAAAATTGATTTGCTGCTGGATACAATGGTGCAGAGGAGTAAACGATGAATGGTCGTTGAAATGGCGATTGTGACGGGGATGGCACTACCGTTGTGAAGGTGAAGTGAGGCTGTCTGGGCATCGGTACTGGGCCGATCATTCCGGCCGGCATCAATGTGTTCGGATCAGGTAAGTAGACGATGCAATGGTTGTCCTTTCTTGTGATGCCAGACAACAATTCAAACTCTGGCTCAGGCCATAAGCCATTTGTCCCTGGTCTTGATACAAGTGTGTAGATGGGAAAATCTGGCTGGCCTAGCCGTTGAAGCCTCCTCATAAGTTGTGGGATGGTCATCAATGCTGCTACTGATGTGAAGAGGGGAACAATATGTTCATGTGCCTCTTTCTCCGGTCCCTGTGTTAATGTGAGCATCAGCCTCAAGACTGAAGCACCGCAGGGTATACCGGGTACAGCAAGTCCGCCGTAATCGCGGAAACCAGGATGCCCACGTGCGACAACGTCATCGTACTCAAGTATTGGTTGTTGCCGCAGTAAGTTGGAAAGCCAATGCGCGGAGGAGGTGAAATTCGGTGTGACAAACTCTGGCAATCCAACTGGCACTCGAAAGCCTGGGGGAGGTCTGGTGGGTGGTGGCGGGGCAGGCTGTGGTTGATTATTGGCAGCCATCGCTTTGATTTAGGACTCACTCAAGCACTTCAAAACCGATCACTCGAGCTATCCAAGCAGTTACACCCGGTGGTTCTTACGAGCCAATAGGGTTCCGGTTGGTCACGGATTGGCACCAGTCCGCTCCATGATCAAGCAACAGCGAGGGATTGGACTCCACAC